GGAAAGAGATGAAATCGAATCACCTTACCCGGATTTTCAGTCCGGTGCATACACCACGTCTGCCATCTTTCCATATTCTCCCTTTATCCCCATACACCACATCGAAGGGAGAAACAATGTGGCAATCCCATCCATTGTAGCGGAGATCCGACTCGAACGAATGACCTTTGGGCTATGACCCCAATGAGCTACCATCTGCTCCACTCCGCGATATTATCCTGAAAACTACTTTGTACCTGTAATATCCACATTTATATAGTTCTTGCATCTACGACACTTCACTCTCAATATAACAACACCATTGACATAGCTAATATCAGTTAGTTTCTGACCGCATATCGGACATAAAACTATCTTGTTGCATATTTCCCTTTGATCTGCATCTTTATCCGCACTAACTTTTATCATACTCCATGTTTTCGTTGCAAATATATGTACTGGATTTCTTATTTCAAAACATTTTTAATATTATTTTCTATTAAAATGTAGAAAATAATACTCTTTATACGTATTTTTGTACTGTAATATTGGAATCAGAGCTTATAGGCCGGTCTTCACTTGTACATTGTGAGGATCGGTTTTCTTTTTTATGGAGAAATATAGTGGAATAAAAACGGTTAATGACAACTTGGTGCTTGATTATGAGTATATCCAAATGTTAAGGGATGCGGATAGGAAAATTCCTAATCCGAATAAGATAATCGCACAAGGTGGAGGGCAGGAAAACATGCTTTCCACTCCAGCCGATATTACCATCTGTGGGGGATGTCGTGGAGGAAGTAAGACTTTCACTCTTCTTATGGAAGCATTGAAAGATATAAAAAATAAAAACTTCCGTTCTGTGCTTCTCCGACATGAGATAGACGATCTCTCTGATATGATAGAAACATCATCCACCTTATATGATGATTTTGGGGAATACAACAAGTCCAAAAACGACATGCGTTGGAATTTCTATAAAGGTGGATTTTTAAAATTCAGCTATCATGCTGACACACTTGACGATTTCAAAAAGCGTTTTCAAGGTAAACAGTTCGCATATATAGGTGTGGATGAAATAACCCACATGGAATATCTCAAATTCAAATACCTTATCACTTGTAACCGTAACGCCTTTCATATCCGTAACCGCTTTATCGGAACATGTAACCCTGATCCTGACAGCTGGGTTGCAAAATTCATTGACTGGTGGATCGGAGAAGACGGTCTTCCAATCCCGGAACGTGATGGCAAAGTCCGATATTGCTTTATGGACGGGGACAATGTTTCAGGTATATATTGGGGAGATACCCGTGAGGAAGTATATGAGCAATGCAAGGATATTATACACGCCTACTGGAAGCCGGAGTATGAGCAATATGGTACACCACAAGAACTGTTTATCAAGTCGGTTACTTTTATTGAAGCAAAACTTTCCGATAATGTAAAACTGATGTCTTCTGATCCAACTTATTTGGCTAACCTTGTCAACCAGTCAGACGAACAACGCGCACGCGATCTTGACGGTAACTGGAAATACAAAGCTGCCGGAGATGATATAATAAAGCTGACTCACATGGAAGCCTTATACCGCAACTCCATGCAGACTGGTGATGGAATACGCCGGGTATCGTGTGATGCGGCATTTGAGGGTGGCGACAGTCTTGTCATGTGGCTGTGGGAAGGATGGCATATAAAAGACATATTCGTTTGCAAACTTGACAGCAAAAAAACAGTCGATACCGTAAAAGCAATGCTGGAAGAATGGCATGTAAGAGAAGAATATTTTACCTATGACCTTAACGGACTCGGACAAATATTCAAAGGCTTTTTCCCGAATGCAATTCCTTTCAACAACAAAGAAGCCGTGGAAGAGAAATTCAAATACATCTATGCGAATTTAAAATCACAAGCGGCATATCTGTTCGCACAAAAAATTATCAACCGGGAGATTTCCATTGAACCGACTCTTCTTGAACGCAAGTTCTCCGGCAAAGGGTTTGAGAAAGTTCCCCTTAGACAGATTCTCGACAAGGAAAGGAAAGCGATACGAAAGGATGAAGACAGTGAAGAGAAAGGCTGGACTATTATCAAGAAGATTATAATGAAAAAATTAGTAGGCCATTCTCCCGACTTCATAGAAGCATTGCTTATGCGAATGATTTTTGAAATTAAACATAAACGCAAACACATAAAAGGTTTAGGATTAATATGATAGCAGAGATTCTTACAAAAAAGCCTTTTGCAAGGGTTACTCCCGAAGGTTACTTGCAAGGCAAGATTACGAGCGATTTAAGAAACGTACCGTTCACAAACAACAGTGATAGGCTGACATGGCAGCTCATTTCACAGGCTGATTTTATCCGTGAGTTTTATCCTTCAGGACACAAGATCAATTCGGAATTATTTTACCCGGATAGACTGAAATATGACGAAGAGAAGAAACGGTTCTTCCGAGAAAAAGTGTTCCGTGCCTCTTTTCCCTTTCAGATGATAATCACTATTCAACAGCTTGTACATCTATGTGGCAATGACATTCATCATGAGCTGACCGATACCAAAGTCGATGAAAGTTCACGGGAAATATTTCTCGAATTTCAAAAAGGATGGCTGGATAAGAATATGGAGATTGCATTTTACGAATATGCCAAAAGTGTAAAAATAACGGGAGATGCAGCAGTCGTATTCTATATGAATGAAGGTAAGGTATTCACCAAGAATCTCTCCTATTTTGATGGTGACACTCTTTATCCTCACTACGACTCCATAACCGGTCAAATGACACTGTTTGCCCGGCGATATAGCGACTATGACGAAGAGGGAAAGGAACTCATTTCTTGGGTGGAAGTGTGGGATAATAAAAAAATGTACCGTTACCGTCAGGATAAAATGGGAATAGCTGGAGCAATAAACAAAGTGAAACGGTATTTCGGTATTGAAGGATATACATTAGTGGAAGAACACGATCATGGATTTACCGAATGTCCGGTTGTATATTATCGGGACAAACACGGTGCCTGCTGGAGCTTTTCACAAGATAATATCGACAAGTACGAACTGGCTATTTCCCATTTGTGTCAAAACAATATGGCATACGCATTCCCGATCATGTTACTTAAAGGTGAAGACGTTGAGATTAAAGGAGATATGTATGGTGCGGTAAAAGCTATCACTATGGGAAAGGATGATGATGCAGGCTTTATGAATCGTCCCGAAGCATCACAATCATTTGAACTTCAAATTAATACATTACTTAAAATGATTTTTATGGGGAGTTTTATTGTCATGCCTCCCGAAGTAAAGTCAGGAGATTTGCCAGGCGTGGCCATCAAACTGATATATTCACCATCTTTGGAAAAAGCCATGATTGACTGCAAGGAATTTGACGAATCAATAGACAAAATGAAACGGCTGTTCCTGCACGGATATGGAACAGAAAAAGGCCAACTTACCAAATTCCTCAATTTAAAAATTTTTTCGTGGGCGGTTCCATACGTCCACCAAAATGCAGCAGAATTGGTATCAAACTTGGTACAATTGGTCAGTGCCGGTATTTTATCAAAAGAAACCGGCTCGGAAGAATCCGGTTATGGGAAAAACAATGAATGGGATCGTATCATGCGTGAATATAAGGAACAGCAACAAGCCGACTTGCTCTATCAACTGAAAATCAAGAAAAATGAAAACAAAGAGGATAATGCAAAATGATCTGTACCAAAACGCGGAGCGCGAAAGCAATCCCGTACTCCGCGCTCCGAATCCAATGTAACTATACATCGGAAAAAGCCGCCTCTGTCTATGTTATGTAGGCAGAGGCTTTACTTTCTCAACAACTTGGTTGATAAGCTTGTATTATAACAAGTCAGCTTCTACATTGCAAATGTAATGAAAAAGTCAGACACAGCAACTATTTACGATGCAATTTCCTGTTGTAAATCTTTCGAGGATATTTCCGGTTAAGCTTCTTTTGCAGATCATCATTGATACTTTCATTCAGAAGGATTTTAGAATTTAATACCTTGACTTCTCCAGCAAGTTCCTTAATAGTTCTGGCTTGTGTCGCATTTTGTTTTGAAAGCTCAACGTTGGCAATAGCCAGCTTGCTGCATTCTGATGCAAGATGGTTGAGCTTCTTTGTGCTGATTAATGATATTCCAAACATAATATTCTGATATTTAATTTATTAAAACAATCATATTGCTGATATAGGAACGACAAAGCATTTGCAATGACCGTGATATGGTGGTAATTTATCCCACTCTGTATGAAATCCGACTTTATCGTCACAGATATTGCATGGATAAGAACTACCACGCATGACAAAGAATCCGACTGCTCCACTAGCTTTAGTCTGTAATTCCCAATGCTTCATCCAACCCTCTGCCACAGCATACTCCGTCAAATCTGACAGTGCAGTCCAAGAACTTACAGTACGCCCTACTCCAAAAGATTCCTGAACTCCAACTCTTGAAACAATCGGATAACCATCTGAAATCACTTTCTGTATATATTCATTAAGTAATGGCGTTTTTGCCGACTGCCTGATAGATGAAAGCAGTCTGTCTTTGGAAAGGTTCAGTAGCAGTCCAGCGGCAATGGCCGTTTCAACCTCCTTTGAAAACCGGTCAACATATTCCCTTGTACGTTGTGCGAAGGTTTTACCGTATGATTCTCTCGTTATATATGTTACGATTGCATTCTTATTATCCTCATGTGTCGCTACCGCCAAAGTATAAGTATAGTCTTCAATTATTTCAAGAAGGGATAAAATAATGGCATCCACTTCCTTCTGCAATTGTCTGTTTGCTGAAAAGCGAAATAGCTCAGGGCTTATTTTGTATCGGTATGAAATATCTATAATTTGCTTTGCCGCCTCAATCATCACAATTTGAAGATTGGTACGCATGGATAGTTCCGCATCCAACCGTTGACGGAGATATTCTTTACCCTCTTCAATTTCCTTATCAGTCGGTGCCCTCATTGTTACGTTCCTCCTTAATCCCTTCCTTGATACTATTCATATTTCTCTCTTCTTCCAGTATCTTGGCATCATCTTCCGGTAATACCGGTTGCTGCAAACCTCGTAGCCGTTCGGTAAGATCAGAATAGCTTTTAAAGAACTCTTCCATAAACTTAACATCAGGGGTTGCATTACTGATAAGAAAACAGACTTTGATCCACGTTTCCAAATATTCTCGAAGTTCCTTATTGTTGGCTAACTCCCGGATCCGAGAGAACATTCCATTATCATCCCGAAAACGCATACTCCAAAAACCTGACACTGCCTTAATACTGATCCAATCATGTTCACTACCATTATCCCTCGTAACAATAAAGTTACCTACCTGAATACCATTTGTTTTTTTACTCATAATCCTATTTTTAATTTACGTTCAAATCTATCTCCAAGATTAAAAAAGTATTCCTTACCGTAAGAGTTTATACGTTCTTCATCCGATGATACTTTATTCATTTCATAAATCAAGCAACTATACCTATCATCATCAGGAAGAAGCCCTTTGCACTCTTCTCTGATATAAATATGATGCTTCCCATTTGCCCAATAAAATTCAGAGAGAAATCCACCAAGAAGCATTTCAATCATTTTTTGG